CGCGACATCAAGCGTATCCTGCGACGGCAGAAAGGCACTACAACCGAGCGCGAGTACCTGTTCGCGCACATGAACCACATCAAAGGGAGACTGGGATGGAGATGAAAAAACTTTACGAACCTATTGACGCTAGGCCACTAGAGAGCGGCGCGGTGCAGAAAGTCTACAAGTTCGACAATAACTACGGCGCGTCAGTCGTCAAGGGAGAGCATACCTACGGAGGGGATGAGGGGCTGTGGGAACTCGCGGTCGTAATCTTTGACACTAGCGGGGGATTTAACCTGTGCTACACGACACCGATAACGAGCGATGTAGAAGGGCACTTGTCTGACGATGAGGTAGAAGTATTGTTAGCCAAGATCGAAGCGTTGCCTGTTGTTGCGCTGATCAATGAGGGCAACGAGGCGGTGCATAGGGAAGACATCAACGGTATCAAAGACACGGAGATACACAAATCATGAACTACGAAATCCTAGCCATCGTACTGGGCGTGTGGAATATAACTCTTCAGCTACGCTTGAACTCTAAGCGTCGGCAGACTCAGCGCCTCATGTACTCACTGGACAAGATCGCGCACAAGAAGTGGAGGATTGTCACAACTGAGAGCGGGTTCGACGTGATCGATGACGAGGGCGACACGGCTATGGTCGTCTCTGACAGGAGCAAGCGTGGATAACTGGCTTCTATTTATCGTCGCAGCCCTGATGACGCTGGGTGCAGTCTTAGCCCACGTGTACATCTATTTTGTTTAAACCCATTGTGTTATATGTCAACCTGTGTTATACTTATAGAGTGGTAAAGCAGTTCGCAGCAAGCAACCGCTAATTAACGTCCTACAACGAAAAGGGTACTAATCATGGTCACATTGAACAAACCGCAGCACATAACGTCACTCGCAACCGCAGGGCTTTTGGTCTCAGTCGAAGTCAACGTGTGGAGCGCAACCAAGCAAGACCGAGCTATCAGCAATGAGGTTACTACGGCAAAGAAAGCCGATAGCAACGCCGGTCGGTTCGTTAAGAATCTCTTGGCGAACAACATCGACCACAAGAACTTGCTGAACTATCGTCAGACGATCTACAACTGGATGGTACGCAATACGTACCCTTGGAACAGGGCACAGGACTTTCTGCCCCACGTATCACTGCCCACGTTCATGGCAGAGTTTCACACCCACGAGGTCGAGTTCAATCGCTTGTTGGATGAGTTCTGTAACAATTACACGACGACTGTATCGAACATGGCGTTCGCACAGGGGCAGATGTTCAACCGCAACGACTATCCGGATGTGTCCGAGGTGCGTAGCAAGTTCGGCGTAACACTATATACAAGCGAGATTCCGGTCGGTGACTACCGCTGCACGATAGCGCAAGACTTAGCCGATGATCTAAACAATCATTACAACAAGCAAGCGCAGTCGATTGTCCAGAAGATACTTGATGATCAGATGGATCGCTTAGTTGATGTGATGGAGAGCCTCTCGCATTGCTGCGGTGTGGATGAGTACACAGCCAAAGACGGGGAGTTGAAGCAGAAGAAGCGCAAGATTTACGAGGGCACGGTGGACAAGGCCAAAGAGTATTGCCGTATGTATAAAGACTTTAACCTGACGGATGACACAAAGCTGGACGAGGTAATCACTCGCCTCGATGTGGCACTGCGCGGGGTCAACGCAGACATCTTGCGCGACTCAGACGCAGCGCGTTCGCAGGTCAAGGAAGAAGTAGAGGACATCCTGTCCATGTTTGCACCACGTAGCATCTAATTAACGTCCTACAACCGAAAGGGTACTAATCATGTCTAAGATTAACTTCAGCGACACAATCACAATCGACAAAGCAGCAGTGATGATTCCTCTGCTCTCAGCTACACGTGAGGGAGATGATGGTCACATCACGCCGATCTTACTAAGCGAGCCGGGCGTAGGTAAGACTTCTACTCTGAAGCTGATGGAGCAAGCGTTGGGCGATGAGTATGACTATATCTACGTAGACTGCCCGTCCAAAGATTACATGGACATTGCTGCAACGATTCCGAACCACGAGACCAAAGCTCTGGAGCAGTACATCGGTTCGCTGTTCAAGCTAGGCAACGGTCGCAAGAAAGTGATCATGCTTGATGAAGCGTTCAAGGTTCCAAAGTTGATGGGTGTGCTGTTCACTAGGCTGATGCTTGAGCGTATGGTCGGTGACGTACCACTGCCGCTTGGGTCTATCGTGTATGGCACAAGTAACAACGGAAGCGATGGCGTAGGCGACAACGTGCAAGCTCATCAATTAGATCGTGTTTGCTTGCTGCCGATGTCAAAGCCTGATGCGCGGCGTTGGAATATATGGGCATCTGAGAATGGTGTGTGTTCTGAGCTACGTGCGTTCGTTGCGATGAATCCCCGCATCTTGGCATCCTATCGTGACGGTGGGCAGGACAACAACGAGTTCATCTTTCACCCAAGTAAGTCAGGCAAGTTCGCGTCACCACGTACTTTGTTCAAGTGCAATCGTGCTGTTATGAATAGAGACATCATTGGCGCAGCCGATACAGAGGTTGCGTTGATCGGCACTATCGGCTTGGCAGCAGCCAAAGCGTTGTCAGTGTTCCTTGACGTTAAGAGTCAGGTCGTACCAACTAAGACTGTCATAGCTGATCCGATGGGTGTGACTATGCCCGAGGACATTGCTGCGTTGTGCATGATGATGTTCAATGCGGTCGATGACATTACTACGCAAGACGAGTTGTCTGCATTCATGAAGTTCGTCAAGCGTATGAACCAGAGCGAAATGCAATCGATATTCTTTACCATGATGATGGGCAACAAGCGTTCGACAAAGTTGGCGGCGAACAACGATGACATCAAGGCATGGACTAAAGATAATTACAAGTATCTGTGATCTAGGAGACTAAACATGGCATACCTTACACCAGAAGAACGACTGAAGAAGCAGCACATCATCCTGATGCGTCACCAAGAAACAGCGCAGTTCGGTAGCGTGATGATGATGGGCGAGAGTTCAATAGAAGATGGCATCCCTACGGCCTACACCGATGGGCTGAACAAGAAGTATGGTGCAGAGTTCATGGCAGGGCTGACCGATGAGGAAGCACGGGCGTTGATCACGCATGAGAATCTGCACGTGGGGTTGCTGCACATTCCACGTCACAAGGACTTGATGCGGGAAGATGGACTGTTGGCTAATGTAGCAATGGACATTGTGGTCAACAACATTATCGATAACTTCAAGGACAAGACTCTGTGCAAGCTGCCAGCTAGTGCAATCCTTGACCATGCGTTCGATGGCTGGAATGTTCGTGACATATACAACGATCTGAAGAAGCAGAACCCACAGCGTAAGAAGCCGGAGGGTGGTGATGGTGGTCAGGGTCAGCCGCAGGACGGTCATGGTCTACCGCAGGATGGTAACGGTCAGCCACAGGATGACGAGATCAACATCAACGGCAGGAAGGTCAAGGTGCAGGATGGTGATCAGCATGACGGGTCGGGCGAGGAAGTATCTGAAGAGGAAGCGAAGAAGTTCGACGAACGGGTCAAACGTGCGTTGCGTGAGGGCGGCATCCTTGCAGGACGACTGGGTGCTAATGTTCCACGTGAGATAACAGCATCTTTGGACAAGCCTATCGACTGGAAGGAAGAGATGCGCGACTTTGTATCGTCTGCGGTGCGTGGCAGGGATGAACTCACATGGCGTAAGTTCAATCGTAATCTCTTGGCTAATGACATTCTTGCACCAAGCGCAGAGACCGAGACTGTGACAGAGGTTCTTTACGGCTTCGACACATCTGGGTCAATCACTCAGGACATGATCGGTAAGGCGGCGTTTCAGTTGCAGTTGATCTGCGACATGGTAAGACCTACGACTGTGCGTGTTCTGTGGTGGGATACTGAGGTGCATGGTGAGCAGGTGTTCGATGGCGACTCACCCAACATCAAAGATATTCTCAAGCCAATGGGCGGTGGTGGTACGCGTGTCTCATGCGTGTCGGAGTACATCGTCAAGAAGAACTACAAGCCAGATTGCATCGTGGTCTTCACTGATGGCTACGTCGAAGATAAGGTCGAGTGGATAACTGGCGTCGATACTCTGTGGCTGGTCACGGAGAACCGCAACTTCAAAGCGCCCAAGGGCAAGATGGTAAGAATCGATAAACTTTAATTAGTAACCTAGACGACAAAGGGGAGTATTTATGAAAAAATTCGTTCACCCATTCGCAGCGAAAATCACTGACGATGAGGTCATGGCAAACAAAGCGTTCCCGCTTGTGCGGGAGTTGGCGCACAAGTACAAGCTACTTGTACTTGCTAAGAGAGAAGTGATTGATCCACAGTACAACGAGTACTACATGGCGCGCGAAGATGGCATTCCTGTGTGTCAGATATATTTTATGGGAGACAGAGAGTCATACACAATTCGTAACTGTATGAATACGAAGGATCGTGGGCGCAGCCACGAGGACAAGCTAACTTACTTTGGTAAGAAAGTTTCTTTCTTGATGAAGACCATTGAGAAGGAGCATTTGATACCGACTGACACGCAACAGTTTATCAACAATGTATTTCGCAATCAGATTGTAAACGGTGTTGATAGCTTTTCAGATTCGTTTGGTGAGATACGCAAGAGTGGGCTTCTTGGGGGAGAAATCCAACATCAGTTGATCGAGATAGCTTTAGGCAATCGACATGCGTCTACCCTATCAGCAGAATCAATGACTAAAGTTCAATATGCACTTGACAAATACAGAGATGCGGATAAAACTAGAGTAGAACGTAAGCGAGAGTTGTCTGAATTATTTAGTGCACCTATGTGGGCAATCATCTATGACAAGACGGACTCTTTCTGCGTGAGCAAGTTAAATCTAACACCGAAGTGGGACGACGATAACACCTCATCAACAAATGCTTTAACGATTGAAATCGCCGAACCGTTCAAGCGCGTGGCAGACATTACGGAGATACCCGAGTTGATTCCTACACTGACGATGCTGAAGGTATCAATACAGCAGAATGAAAACGCTGATAAGAGATTCGTAGGTGAGAGCGAGTTCTTTCCCTATAACTTTGAGCGCGTGGTTCCTGAGTTGCGCGTTATCGGCACTAGAAGCGGTAGTCGCTGGGATCGCAAAGCGTTGCTTGACCCTAGACTCATACTGGTTGCAGCATGAATGTAAATACAGAAGACACGCCGATTGAGGCTTACAACTTTATCTTTGACTTGAGTGGCGCGGTTGCAAACTTGTCGCCTATCTCGCATGAGTTTGAGGAAGGGTTATATCGTGTACCTGTGCGCGTGGAGGGAGAGAACCATACGATCTATGTTGGAGATAATCATACAAGAATGTTTGATGCAGATACTTTGCCTGCGTTTATCAAGCATAAGCTTGCGATAATTATTGTTTCAGGATCAATGGTGTATATGAAAGATGCGTTCTTATCCAAGTTAGATTTATACGCTACGCCAAAAAACAAAACCTTGCAGACGATTGGGTGGAGAGCATCAGAAACCATGTATATCGTAGTAATGTCAGGCGATGAGTTGGGTTCATTGAGGGGTAATTAAATGACACCTGAAGGCAAAGTAAAGAAGATCGGACGTGCCGTAATGAACAAAATGGGGATGTATCACTTTCCTGCGTTCTCAGGTGGTTACGGTAGGTCAGGTGTCCCTGATGATATAGGTTGCTATCAGGGAGTTTTTGTTGCAGTGGAGTACAAAGCGAACGGGGGCAAGCCGACCGCCCTTCAGTTAAAAAACATGGACGACATACGCAAGAGTGGCGGCATAGCGTTGCTCATTGATGAGAATAACGTCCATCAGTTAGAGGAGTTAATCAACCATGAAATTCAAAGTCGTAGAAAAAGAGCAGCATAGGTACATCAACCCGCTGGATAACTTCAAGTGGGTAGCAGGTGCAGATGTGCAAGCCGTATGGCGCAAGCATGGGTGGACACCGCCAAGCGAGTACCGTACTGATTTTTTATTTAGACAAAACCGAGAGGGCAAACAATCATGAAAAGCAAACTTAGCGCAAGAGATTACCTACTGAGATACCGTGACGCAACAACTAAAGCGGTCATGAGGGCGACAGGCGTGTCAGCCAAAACTGTTTATTCTGTTCGCTGGAAATTAAAGCAAGACGAGAAAAACCCAGTGAAGGACAAGGCGAACTGGGAGAGAACTAAAAAATTGATCGACTTGACCACAGCGGGTTCACCGATTCGCCCGAAGGCGCGTCTAGCTACGTCCGCTGATTTTCCAATTAAAGAGTTCATCATGCCCGACCCAGTTAATCATCCCGCCCATTACACGCAAGGTGGCATTGAGACTATTGACTTCATCGAGGCCAAGAATCTTAACTATAACCTTGGCAACGCTGTGAAATACATTACACGAGCCGACCACAAAGGCAACCGACTGCAAGACTTGCAGAAGGCGAAGTGGTATCTGGAGCGTGAGATTCTTTCCCAACACATTTAAGGAGAAGCAAGATGTTCTGCGACTGCGGGGGCAGGAAGTCGTTCGTCACTACTACAACCAAGATGGAGAATGGTATTAGACGACACAGGAAGTGCGCCTCTTGTAATAAGAATTTCTTTACGGTGGAGATTAGAGAACTGGTCTCTAATTTACCGCCGCAGCCGCAGCCGGATAAACGTGGCTTGTACACCCCAGAAGCTGCGGTGTCACTAAAGATGAATAAGACCCTAATACGTCGTAGGAACGAAGATAGGGTTGCAAGCTATTACATTGAGGACGAATATGAGTAAGTTAGCTAAAGATTCATTAGCCCATGAAGTGAACGCCGATGTTGCGGAGGTCACTGTTGGAGAAATACTTGAGTACGGCGATATGGATTTTTTCTTCCCATATCAATGGAGTTGCTACGGTCATGATGGTATAGGTGGCAAAGCTACTGATCCTTTAACTATATATGCGTCGATAGATGTTGATGGATGCGACAGCCGAGTTACCTTTAAAACGACTGTCAGAGAACTATTCGAGGACACTATTGTTGGGTACGAGTGCATGAATAAGCCGGGGTATATCGTAGACGAGAATGGTAGAAAGATTCTTGAAGATATGCGCGATAGCTTGATAAAAGAAGCAAAGTATATTGACGAGTGGTTGAGAATTAACGGTGACGAATGAACAAGCCAACATTAAAACAACTCGCAGACTATCTTGAGGACAATGCGCGTAGTGAGATGGACACTCATGCAGCACAAGCGTTGCGTAAATATTCCGAACTATTCAAGGTAGCGCACGAGATGGTGTCAGCCAAAACGCACGAGCATAGCAAGGCCGCTTACTGCGAGATGATTGATTTAATCAAAGGAAAGGGTGGCGTATGAACGACTGTGAAGATAAATTTCATAGATGGATGTCAAAAGCGTATTCCCAATTACCTGAAGGCGAAGACTTCCCAGCGCCTGATGATTTTATGTTTGAGGTGTGGCAAGCGGCTTGGCGTAGCGCGTATTCCACAGGAATTCAACACGGACAGAAACAGGGGCGGCAGCAGGTTGAGTATTTCAATTATTGTGCCCGTAGGCCGATGTCCTACTCTCAAATGGAAGACTTGTTTGAAGGGTGCAAAAATGGGCGCGAGTACGGCTTAAAAATAGAACGGTGGCATGGCATCTTCCAAACCGAAGAAGATAAGGCATTAGAAGCGTGGCACATTAAACAGTTAGGGCACAAAATATGAGATACGAAGTCTACGACGAGGACAACAAACTGTTCCGCAAGTTCTGGGAACGACATGAAGCAGAGAAGTTTTTACAGAAAGGATGGAAGCTGGTGACGAAGGCCAAGCACAAGGAAGTTAAACCTACAACAGCAACGCACGGGGTGGCGCTATGGTAGTCCCTCAAGCAATTAACTACAAGCGCGTGTGGGAATGGATTAATACAGTATGGGCTAAATCCTTTGCTGCGTTCGTCATGTTCTTCATCGGCTTGTGGATAGGACAAATTCAAACCGAGAGCCGCATCGTATCCGACTGTAAGTTTGCAGGATCGTTTCGCTCTGAGATTCAAGCCTTTAACTGTCAACGGAGGATTTAATGTTTACCCCTATGCAAGCAATGATGCTGCGCGAAGCAGCTACTGCACCACGAGAAACAAGAAATAAAATGATCGAAGAGGTCACGACATTCATCAAGAAGCAAAGCCCTGAGAAGTTTTTCCATTACACCAAAGACGGCAAGCCTGACCCTGCCATGAAGCAGCGCGTATTCCATGACGAGCCAAGGAATTTAGAGTTAGCTGAGTACGCAGGGTGCAACGTGCCTTACGCTGGGGCGAATCAAATGAAAATGTTTAGAGAGAGGGGGTAATATGAAAGCGTTTCCAACACACAAAGAAGAAGGCATGGATTTGCGCGATTACTTTGCGGCGAAAGCGATGCCACTAGCAATGGAGTGGTTAAAACGCATCTATGGTGAGGAACTAGGAGGTACGTGGTCGTGGGACGCAGAAGACGCTGAAGAAATTGCCATTACTGCTTATATGATGGCAGACGCAATGATGAAAGCAAGAAATGAAACCCCCTGAGATCGTAGCCGTTGCGTTTTACGTAGCGATTGCTGTGTTCAGTCTTTACTATGGCGCAAGAGTTATTTCAATGGAGCCGCAGCTACCTTGCGGGGTAGCCGAGATAAGCCCTGACTTTGATAGCAAGCACAGGGAACAATGCAGACAGATGAGGGGGCATAAGTTATGACTTGTTCAAACTGCGAACGATACAAAGAGAGTGCTAAGAATTGGCGGCACAAAGCGGATGAGTTATCCGGTCACCCATTGCCGTGGGAAGGTGGCGATACGTGGGTAGGGCTGACGGAAGATGAGATAGCGCAGTTGATGTTTAAGTGTGACGTAATTGTCACTGGCCATACGCAGTTTGATTTTGCTCGCGCCATCGAAGCCAAGTTAAAGGAGAAGAACAGTGCTTGAGTGGCTTATGT